CAAACGCATGAATATGGGCAGATACGGGAAGGTCGGACGCACCCTTAATCATCTTAATTTCCATTGCTTCAGTCTTACGTTCCGGAAAAAGCAACTCACCCATATAGGCTTCGGTCTGCCTTTCTTTCGTATAATCAATCAGCTCCTGTGGTGTTAATAATTCTTCTACTCTTGGCATGTCTTAATCCTCCTTATACTGTGGGTGTGGCAGCCTTGACCTGCAGGCTCCCATCCACAAAAAATTTAATAAATGGCATCTTTTCCACCATCTGGTCCACAGCATCAACCAGGTATTCCCCCTGCAGCCGCTCCGTGTTGACGGAACCGGCAATCATCAGGGCCCCGGCCTGCTGTCCGTATGTGACCTCAGTGGTTGCGAAAAGAATGCCAACGGGTTCCGTGGAAAATGTGTACGTATAAGCCCCGGAGCTCCCGCTGCGCGCAACCTTTACCATCTTTCCATCCTTGTCCAGCAGACTGCCTGCCAGAACAAATTTCTTCCCCTCGGTGTCCGCTGTCACCCCGGTGTCCAGTACCGTACAGGTGATGTTCTCATAATGCTCATTCCGCAGGAACTCCGGAGAATTATCGTACGTCTTCTTTACTAAATACATGTCATTTCCTCTCTTTCTCTATTTTGTTGCCCATGCATCCGCATAGGGGTTTTTTGAGGTTTCTTTGTTCAGGCTCTCCGCCACTGTCTTGGCCCATCCACCCTCT